GCTTTGGTGCGCTGTGCTTCCACCTTTGGTGCTTCTTTGATGCTCAACTTATCTGCTGCATCCTGCATCGCCTGTTGGATTTGCGGATGTTGGAACATTTCGTAGATGTTGTTGCCTTGTTGCTTATCCTGTTGGATGCGCTCTGTGATTTGTCCGCGTTTGCTCATATACTTTTTGATCCACTCAAAGAACACCTGCCCATCTATCCGGTTATACAATGGACCAAACTCACCTTTCATTGCCATACGAAAGCATATCTGCAGTTCATCAATGCGCAGGTAGTAGTAATCTTCCATTATCAGTTCAGCTGTTAGTGCTAACTGCATCGGTTGCATAGGTTGTTGCAGGTTAAAGTACTGTTGGCACGCATCCATCATACCAACTAATACACCTACTGCAGCTTGTGGACCTTTTTCATTTTTAATCTGCACTAACATCGGTGAAGTTTTCTGTACCAAAATCGCGTGCAAGCTGGCTTCGGTATTGTTTGCGGAACTCTTCCAGTTCTGTATGGCGTTTTGCTCTTTCATCTTGTATTATGTTTTTTGAGTTATTTACTTTTTCAAACTTAGCGTTGTTATTCATCCAGGTACGAATGGCTGCTTCCCAATTTTTCATTTTGTTTTTACCTACCATCCATCCGTTACTTTCGTAATAATTAAAAAATGCCTTTGCTTCTGTAATCACTTTAGCACTATCCCATCTATTACCGGCTAAAGTATTTTTTTCTTTCATATTATTCAAAACTTCATCATATGTAGGAGCGCGAAAGCGCGACCTTGAAACATTATCATTTTGATTATGATTTACATTCTCATTGACATTTACATTATCATTTACATTTACATTTACATTAGCTTCAACTTTGCTTTTTGTTTGCTTCGGTTTTGCTTCTTGTTTGCTTATTGATTGCTTTACCTTTGCCTTAGTTCCGTTTTCATATCGCTTTAAGTTAGCATCTAATTGGGGTTTGATTAGGGTAAACACAGTCTTAGCTAATCCTTTCACTTCTACCTCATTAAAGTTCAATGCATATTCAAAGATTGCAGAATAAACTTTAGATTGTGTTTCTGCATCCAGTTCTTTAATCGCTTCGTAAAACGATCTATAAAAGATTGTTGATTCTCTCATAAACTAAATACCCACCATCGCATACAATGGACTATCCGCGCACGATTGTGCTATGGCATTGCAGCGATGATGGGATTTGTAATGTTTTCATTTACGGATAGTCAGTGCAATAATAATCAAAATAATGATATCTGTGATTTTTCCTGAACAGCCGATGATATATTTCGCTTAGCTAAATCATAATAGCTTTCTTTAAGTTCAAAGCCTATACCTTTTCTGCCAAGCTTTACAGATTCATAAACTTCACTGCCAATACCTAAGAATGGAGTAAACACCGTATCTCCTGGATTTGTCCATAGTTGTATTCCACGATGTATTACATCAAGTTGTAAAGGGCAAATATGCCTCTCATCTTTTTCATTTCTAGCAGACATGTATTGAAGTGTATTGCCTGGATCTATATCCATCCATACTGGAGATGCATAGCGTTGCCAAATGTCAATAGACAATCTACCTTCCGATTTAAATGTGCTTTGATCTCCACAAAAATGATCAAACTCGCCTGCAACTGGTTCTAAATTTTCACCAGGCTTCTTCATTGTAACTAAATAATCTGGTATTCCCTGTCTACTCATGCAACTATCTTTTGTTACTTGCTTATGTAGTAATCCTATTGCCTTTGTGCGTTGCATGGCTATAACAGGATCCTTCCATATACATACTTCAGAATGGTAAGTAAAGCCACACTCTTGAAATAAACGAATAATATCTCCTCTAAAATCTTCTATGCCTATAAAACCATGATGCGACTTTGTAGTTGGCAGATTCATGCAGTGTATTGATACATTGCGACCAGGCATTAAAATGCGATATAAATCTTTGACTAAAAACTTAAAATGTTCAAAGAACTCATGGTAGTTTTTAGAATTTCCCATATCTTCAATGTGATCTGAATAAGTATATAATGAAGCAAATGGTGGACTAAATATCGAATATTGAACACTATTATCTGGTATTGTTTTTATTAATTGGCAACTATCGCCACGCTCAATACGATACCATTCATTATTTACTGATTCTGTATCTAAATTAACTTTAGATAGATATTGGTTGTTTAAATTGGCATTTATTGCCATACTCATTTGATCTTGCATTTGTTCGAATTGGTTTTGTTTATTATTGATTGATTGTATTACATTCTGCATAGTATCTGTTGTTATCAGATATATGTTTACGCTTTTCTTTTGTCCAAATCTATACGACCTACGTATTGCTTGATATAGACCTTCAAAGCTAAAATCTAATGAGGCAAAGATCTGATTACGGCAATTTTGATAATTCAAACCAAACTGCGCAATCTTAGTCTTAGTGATTAAAACTCTAAATTCATTATTAGCAAATCCAAGCAGCATTTTCTCTTTATATTCTGGACTATCGCTTCCTTTTACTTCAACTGCTTCCGGTATCAATTTTCTTAAAAGTTCACCTTCCTCATTTTGTTTAATCCAAATAATAAAGTTTTCACTACTGTCATTTACTATTGAAACAACCTCATCAATACGTTCTATTTTAGTTAATCTCAACTCTTCATTGAAGTTAGTTGCATTAATAGCAGTATCATTAAATAAAGATCCATTATTTCTTTTTTCGGTTACAATTTGCCGTTCATAAAGTTCTAACTTAGGTAAATCATAGCCTTTCATTTCAAATCCTATATCTTGTGGCTTATTCAACATAATTGCCCATGTACCTACAAACTGATAGAAAAGCTTTATTGCATGACCTTTTAATCTCCATTTAGCAGTTTCACCACCATCATGAATAAAATACATACTCAACATTTCAGTGCGTGTCATCACATCGAGAAATTCGCTATGGTTGCCAAGTTCCATTGGATCATTTGGGCTAGGTGTTGCTGTACATGCTAACTTATAAGGAGTCTTTTTGAAATACTCTAATATCAGTTTCTTTGTTGATCCTTCAAAGTTTTTTAGAATACTACTTTCATCTAATGCAATACCTGAAAAAATAGAGCAGTCAATATCATCCAGTTGTTCATAGTTGGTAATCCAAATTCGCGGAATGCCCTCATGGTATTCATTAGATATTGCATTCTTATTTCCTTTCCATTTCCATACTTTAATCTTAAACTTTTCACCTTCTTTAATAGTTTGACCAGCAACAGCTAATGGTGCAAGAATTAATACTGGCTTGTTTGTATGCTTTACTACTTGATTTGCCCACTCTAATTGCATTAAAGTTTTACCCAATCCGCAATCTGCAAAAATTGCATACTTGCCTGCATTCAATGCACGCTTAACAATGAACTTTTGAAAATCAAATAACTTAGGGTTAAGTTGTAAATCTTGAATTATAAATCCACTTTTAACATGAGACTTGACTTTAGCCTCTAAAAAATTTAAATATTCCATTTGATTTAAAATACCCACCACTACACGTAAAGGCTCGTCCGCGCACGAAAGTGCTATGGCAATACGGCAGTGATGGGATTTAAAATGTTTTTCATTCGAACGAGCAATGCAAAGATAGTCAAACTATCCTTACTTCCAAATTAATGTGATGAAACCTGCGGCTACCATACCGGCAAAGAAGGCAATCACAATATCCATTAGTGGGTATGGTGTATGTGTGCTGTCTATGTTCACAGGTTGTGGTGCTACATACTCAACTTTCTTGAGTGGTTTAATGATCATCTGTTGCGTACCTGCCTTGCTTTGTGAATTACAAATACGTGATTGCTTCAAACATTCCTTTGTGAAAGCATTTGCAATAGCTTGTGTCGGCTTATCACCTATCCAGTGTGTTATGCTACCATCACGCTTTATCATTTGATTTTCACGCATCAGTGTGATTAGTCGTGTACTAACCCTATAATCACGCTGCATTTCTTTAATGTCAAATTCCTTCATGTCATAAAGTGTACACATGAATTGATAGTACTTCGTTTTTGTGTTCTTACTCATAGTTCCAAATATGTTTTTATTGTTGTTGTAAATTCTTCAAATGACCTGCACACTTTAACACAGTACCCTGCATTGATAAGCTGTGCGTTAACGATTTTCTGTGTGTCCGATAGTTTACCCTTTTCGGTTTTCATCTCAACAAAAAGTGCATGGTATGGTCCACTACTCATGCATATCATCAGATCAGGCATACCTGGCATTGCACCTTCCGCTTTCAAGATGTTCCAGCGTTTAGCACGTTGCACAGGTGTACCACCTATGAACACACCATTAGGAAAGGATGCAATAAGCACACGTGGGAAGGAATATCTAAACCATTCCACACAGTGCTGTTGTATTTTGCTTTCCTCATGCTTCATAGTAGTCTACCATATTACGCATTGCACACCAAAATTTACCGATGTAATCACCATCTGCTACTATCTGTACCACAGGTACATCATTGCGCAGGTGCAAGTATTCCCATTCAGACATTGAATGTACATCGTAATCACATCCCATTGATGAAGGGGCATACTGCAATTGATTGCGATCTACTGGAGTATCAAAATGCACAATGTAATGTGCAGTGCCATTGATTGTACACATGAAGTAGGTACGATGCTCATTGACTAACCTGCGCTTCACTATGTAGATGTTCTTGCCATATAGCTGCTTCACATCATGTATATCGTACTCACTTGACATTTCAGCATCAAAGCTTTCATGCATCTCTAAGAAGTTAAGGTTCTGCTCTATTTCGCGCCACCTTTTTTCCTTATCATCACTACCCAGTAACAACTTCATCCAACTTAGCAATGTATCATCATTGATGCGCAGTTGCTTTCTGATATCCTGAAACGGCATTGAGTTAAAGTGCTTCATGATAAACAGAATATCATTGCGGTTAGGTAGTTTGTGATTGCGCAGTATGGGTTTGATAGTGGCCCTTCGTACTTTATTTCTATTCATCACCTTCATTTTTGATAGTTATTGATTGGATTAGTTCGCAAATAGGTATTTCCATAGCCTTAGATAAGTTGACTAATTGGGCAACTTTTATGGTGCGTGAATCTTCACACCAATTGTAGATGGTTTTTAGAGTTACCGGTGTATTGCTTCTTTGCATCGCACGCAGTAGGGCAGATTTACTGCCCATCGTGCGTGTGATTAGTTTACTAAATCTGTCGTTGCGTCTCATTGAATTGGTTTTAATTGATGATTAACTGCATAGAATACATTGCGGTGAGCTTCGCTGAAGTGGTGATGAAATACTGATTCATCAATCACTTCATAATTTTGATTGTGCATGGAACGTTCAAGGCAAGTGATTACTTCATCCTGATCATCATACTGATGCACATCAATGCTAATGGTGTAACCTTTACGCTGATACAACTCAATAAGAGTATATTCTTCTGTCATGCAGCAAAACGTTTTGCATAAGTTACCACTTGTAAAGTAGTAAGGAAGTTTGATTTCAAAAGTGTCAACTGTTGCTGGCACTTGAAGGCGGATTTGAATAGTGTTTGTCATTGTATATTGATTTTAAAAATTTACTTAGTAACAGATATCGCAGGTTGTTTTCACATGTGGCAATTGTGATAGGTTTTCAATTGCTTCATCAATGAATATTGAATAGTCATCTAACTGATCGTCTTCATCATGCAGTGCATTCCATTGCTGCATCAACTTAATAGATTCTTCTTTTACCTCACGTTCGTAATCAAAGGCCCAATTGCAGTAGATGCATGGGATGGTGTTATCTAATTCTTCTTCGTTTGGAGTGGTGTCAATAATGATAGTATACATAGTGCTGTGTTTTGTGTTATCTTTGGCAAATGTATGCAAGATTTTACAATATGCAAATAATTTCAAGAATATTTTTTGGATAACTGCGTAAGTGACAATATTTCAAAGCATTACCAAGAGTGGCTAAACAAGGCTACAGGACTTTCTCACGATAAAAATAAAGCATCGGACCTGCTACATGAGGTACTTGCACGGTTAATGGATAGACCAGAGGCGGATGTAGAAGAAATTTGCTGTGGTGGGAAGATAGAAGCATACATAAATAGAGCCATTTGGCTATCATGGCACAGCGGTAGAAGTGATTACGCTATGAAGTATCGCAAATACTACGAGCTGCACACAGATAGCCGGGTAGAAGATACCAAACAGGATGAAACGTGGATAGGTGCATTCATAGATGGTGAGTATTTATACAGCGCAATAGGTAGGCTAAATGAATTTGACAGCATACTACTGCGCCTATACTCTAAACCTGACTTTGACTATAAAGAATTAAGCGCACAGACTGGTATACCCTATGCCTATCTGCGCACATCAATACATAGGGCATTAAAACGAATACGCGAATATGTTAAACTTCAACGTGCCATTGCACATTCAACGCGAGAGAATTAGTATTTGCCACACTTGCAAGTTCTATAACTCAACATTCAAGACCTGTGGTACACCTTTGATTGGTGGTAAGGTAGATCCTGAAGAAAACAACGTGACCTACTACAAAGCAAAGATAAAGTTGTGCGGATGCTTTATGGAAGTAAAGACAAAGTTCCGTTTTGCATCTTGCCCGGCTAACAAGTGGTTTGCACTGGACATGAAACCTGAAGAGATAACCGTATTAGATCAGTTTATAAATCGCGTCAACAAAGCAAACAAGATAGAGCCTGATGATATCAATCTTTTGTATCATTGGTATAGCAAGATAAGCAAGAAGCATCAACAGCCAAGCGGATGTGCATCATGCATACGCGACCTTATCAATGAATTTCGTAGACAATTAGGAAAAGTAGAAAAATAAAAATACCATGCCATTACCAGTACCAATACCAGAAGAATCAAAGAATGATTTTGTAGCACGTTGTATGAGCGATGCTAAGACACAAAGTGAATACCCAGATATTCAACAGCGCATAGCCGTGTGCATTGCGCAGTATAATGCTAAATAACAATATATTATCGAAGCTTATGGAAAAGACACGGAATGACAAAGGCCACTTGCTACCAGGTCATGGTGGCTTAAAACCGAAAGGTGCAGTTAGTGAAAAGACAAAGATGTGGAATGAGTTAGGCGAATGGTTTGTGCAACAAGGTGCAGCCAAGTGTATGCGCATAATGAATGATATGGAAGATGAGGAGTACATCAAACACTACACTGCACTACTCGAATACTTCAAACCTAAACAGGCGCGAATCACTCACAGCGGTGATGAAAAAGCACCGGTTATTATTCAAGTGCATTCCGATCTGTAACAAAAACGAATCAAAAACTACAATACTACACGCAATGAAAATCAATGTTAAGATAGCAGCTAATGCGCAGGGCATAACGATAGGCAAATACATCGACTATCAAAATGCAATTGATAAGGTGGAACAGGTGCGCATCATCACTGGCAAGAACAGCGAAAGCATAAAGCTTATGCAGGTGCAAGTGATAGATGAAATCATCATGCGCTTTGAAGCAGCAATTAAGATAGGCAGCAACAACTTTGAAAGGAAGGTTGATTGTGGCCTATACAAGTTAGGGTTTATTCCTAACCTCACTGAAATGAGTTTTGGTGAATACATCGACTTGGATACAGCCTGCGGTAATCTGTATAAGGATGATAAGATAAATGGTGAGGCTGCGCTAAAGATGATGGGCATACTATACCGACCTGTTAAAGCTTCATTTGGTCAGTACTACGACATTGAAAAGTACAACCCAACAGAAGTACGCAAATACAGCGATGCTATTAAGCAGTTGACTTTAGACCATGTACTAAATGTGCTGCTTTTTTTTTCGAATTTAGAAGGGGAACTATACAACAGTTCCCTAGAATATTTGGCAAAGGAGATAACGGAGATAGTGAAGGAGATGAAGCAGGAACAACCCCAGACGGCTTAAGTGTTTACGGATGGTTCCACATCATCGAATCACTTGCAGATAGGGACATAACGAAGTTTGATGCTGTGACAGAGCGCAATGTTTACGAAGTGTTTACGCACCTAACGTACTTAGCAGATTACGTGTATGTGCAGAAAGTAGAAATGAGAAAACAAAGAAGATAATGAGTAGCTACAATTACAGTTACAACGTACTTATCAATCGACTTGAAGCATTTGCTGCAGGTCACTTTCTGATTAAGCGTTTTACACATGGGCAAATTGACCTTGCAGATCAGTTGCAAGATGATGAATACCCCTTCATGCACGTAGTACCGGAGAAGATTAGTCCTGTTGATGGTGGTATGCAGTTTGACTTTCTCATCATGTTTGCGGATATACCACGTGACAAAGAATACAAAGCAGAATACCAGCGCGAAGTAATAAGCGATTGTGTGCGCTTAGGGCAGGACTTGATAGCTGAAGTAAAGAATGGATTGCAACTATTTGGATTCGATGTGCAGTTGGTAAACAATCCTACGTTTGAGCCTTTCATGGAAGAGCAAAAGAACACTGTGACCGGTGTGACTTTTACGCTATCAGTTGAAGTGCCGTGGGACTGGAGTGCCTGTGATATACCTGCGATATGGTCAGTAGGTGGAAGCAGTACAGGTGGAAGTGGTACAGGTTATGGCATTACACTTCAGACAAATGGAGTGAACAACGTAGTGCAAAATCTGCTCAACTTAGAAGCAGGCACTAATATAACTATCACAGACAATGGCAATGGTACTGTAACAATTGATTCAACAGGTGGAGGTGGAGGTGGTAGCCCATACGTATCGACAGAATGGAATGCAAATCACACCACAGCAACAGGCAACCCTTATCAGATTGGTGATAGGGTATGGTACAATGGCAGCGTGTATGCTTGCATTGCAAACAATGATGGAATCAACCCATCTAATCCTGCATACTGGACTTTACAAAGTGCAGGTTACAGATTGCGTCAAACACCTGTAGACTGGAATGCGAGTAGTGGTGACTATCAAATATTGAATAAGCCAACACTTGCAACAGTTGCTACGACAGGTGACTACAATGATTTGATAAACGCACCTGCACCACCAACACCACAGGGTTTGCAGGATGTGATTACAACGGATAACGACCTTACTTTAAACAACACTATTGAAGGCAATGCCACTAATCTGCTGTGGAATGCCAACAAAGAATTTAAAATTTATCCTGATGCAACAGGATTCTTTGAAGTGTTTGTAGGTAAGTATCCACCAAGTGAAACCAAATTAAAAATTAGTGCGACTGAAGGGTATTTGTATAGCAAAGGTGCAACAACGCAGCAGTTCAAAACAGATACCACTAATCTATATATTCAAACACCTGCTGTAAGTGCAGGTACTGCAACAGTTGGACAGGTGCTTACATTAGGTAATGCCTCAACAGGTGCAGTGGAATATACCACCATTAGTGCAGGTTCAGGCACAGTTACATCAGTAGGTCTTACAATGCCATCTGCATTCAATGTCACAGGTTCACCGGTTACAACTGCAGGTACTTTAGCAGTAACAGGTGCAGGAACAACTGATCAATATGTGCGAGGTGATGGTACACTGGCTAACTTCCCATCAACAGGCGGTGGAGGTGGACAGATATTCTACTTCAATGGTAACATATCACAAGGCACAATAGGCGGTAACGTATATTATGAGTTAGGCACAGCAGCTAACACAGGACCAGCAGCTAACTTTACATCAGCTGTTACAGGTCCAATAGCACGATTTATTACTGATGTAGGCAGTCCAAATCACTTAATAATACCTTCAGGCGTATGGACTATTGATGTGTACTTAAGTGAAACAGGTGGAGGCTCAAACAATGCTGAAATACTCGCAAAATTGTACACATACAATGGCAGCACTTTTACACTCATTGCTACTTCACCTTTAGAGCAAATCACCAATGGCAACGTCCCTGATTTGTACACGTTCAACATATCAGTACCAAACACGGTAACAGCTGCCACAGATCGCATACATATTGAGTTTGATATTCAGAACACAAATGGTAAGACAGTTACCCTGTACACTGAAGATGCGAAAATAGGTGAAGTACACAGCACATACGCTATCGGATTAAGCTCATTGAATGGCTTAACTGATAACACGCAAAACTTTGCAGTAGGCACTTCTGGTACTGACTTCGGAATAAGTAGCGCAGGAAGTACACACACCTTCAACCTGCCCACTGCATCTGCAGCTAATCGTGGTGCATTGAGCAGTGCAGATTATATCAACTTCAATACTGCCTATACTAATCGCATCACAAGCCTTACTACAACAGGCACAAGTGGTGCTGCCACTTTGATAGGCAACACTCTTAATATTCCCAACTATGGAGTAGGCACAGATACTTTTGTTATTCGTATGACATCAGGGCAGGTATCACCTGCAGATAATGCCAATTATTACTTTGGTGATTCAACAGTATCACTAAGTAACAGTGCAACGATTAGCAAAATCATTTTTCCTTTTGCGTGTAAGTTGGTAGGCGCATCCATTACAGCACAGAATACATCAGGTGCAACGGCAACAAGTGAAGCCTCAACATTGAACTTCCGATTGAATAACACAACTGATACGCTACTATCAAATGCAGTATTGTTTGGTGGTGCGCCACTTGTGGTAAATAATTATGCGGTCACAGGATTAAGTGTAAACATCGCAGCAAATGATACGGCTAATATCAAGTGGACTACTCCAATATGGGCAACTAATCCTACTACTGCTATCTTGATTGTACAACTTTATTTAGAAATACAATAATGAGAAAAGAATACCAATATAAATTGCAAGGTGATGGTACTGATTCATGGGTAGTCAGTGAGTATAACGAGAATGATGAACTTGTAACACGCTACATGGTGTATGAAGACCCTACAAACAACACAGGCAACGCATTGAAGGCTGTCCAATCTGCTACACCTGAAGAGTTGATAGAGATTAAAAAGATACTCGGTATCTAATGGCACAGGATGAATTTGAAATAGTGCTAAATGAGTATGCTGCTGCAGTAGTTGAGCGTGCTAAATCTAACTTGCGTATAAGTAGGCAGGTGCGAGGTAAGAAAGTTAATCGTGTTGCATCGGGCAACTTGCTTAATTCACTTACTTATAAGGCAACAGTGCGCTATAAAAAGCCAGTAGTTGACTTCACTGTATCAGGCACAGCAGGTAAGTATGCGGATGTAATTGAGTTTGGTCGCAAACCATATCCGGGACAACCTACCAAACGTCCACCATATCGCGATATCATGGAATGGATACGCATCAAACCTTTGAAGCTACGCAATAAGCAAGGGCAGTTTATCAAGTCAACAGAATCAGCAATTAAAAGTGCAGCTATTGCTATTGCAAAAAGCATAGGTGAGAAGGGTATACAAGGCATCAACTATTACACGGAAGCAATTGAAGATACATGGCCCGAATACGCGGATAAACTGATTGAAGGGTATATCAAAGGAGTTGAAAATAGATTACTGCTAAACAAAAGATAAATGGCTATAACGATAAATGATGAACCGTATGCATGGGCATTGCGTGGTCAGAAGTTAATGATAATTGCGACAAGCACAGAGACAGCGAACACTGGTTTTCGCTACGGAATAGAAGTAGATATTGATGGTAAGGTGTACAACTTTTATGTACCTGCTGCACCTGATGATAAATTATACTTCGACCTTGCACCGCTGTTAGATGATATGCGCAATTATGAGCCTTTAGATTATCACTTTAGTACCGATAACACTGAAGATGATCAAAGCAAAAGAGCAGTGAACGTAACACTTAGTGAATGGTGGATAGTTGGTGGTGTGCTAACTGAAGCAGAAGGTAGTGAAGTGGTGTTGGATGAAAAGCTCGTAGTGAATGGATACTTTCAAGTCATTGATGGATACAAGCCAAACGTAGAAACAGGCTCACAAAAAGTGAAGCAATCACTAACGAGTAGTACAAGCCTTGCCATGAGTGACCGCAAAACAGATACACACGTATTTAGATTAGCGCAAACATGGGGTTTTAGTGCTGTACCAAATAGTACAAGCACGTGGATACCTGCCTATGAAAGTGACTATGGACTGCTATGCATACCGGGCAATAGTACATACTTGAGTAACAACGATGCGCTCAATATACAGATTAATATTTTTTCAAGCACAGGTGTACCAGCATCACAGACTATTGCGCTCAATGGCTACGATATTGAAGCATTGCCTGTGTATCCGGCTAACTTAAATGATTGGACAGGGTTAACTGTTAAGCCTTCACTATATCCGAACTGGAGGTTGTACCAAGTGGTCATCAAAAATGCCAGTACAAATCGCAGTATCAACTACGTATTTTATAACGCAGCTGTTTATGGTCAAACCGATTGCCACAATGATAAGATAAGATTGGGTTGGGTTAACTCGCGTGGTGGATGGGACTACTTCAACTTCACAAAGCGCAGTGAATTTACAGATGAAATAGAGCGCAAGACATATCGAAAGGTATTGTTCAATGGTACAACAGCCGTGTTTAGTGCTAACGATAGAGGGTTGCAGGATAGAAGGAATCTGATGCAACAGGTGTTAAGCATAACAAGTGATTACATCAGTGAAAACGAATTTACTTTTTTGCGTTCACTACTTGTAAGCAATCAAGTGACATGGCTAACTACCGATGCAGGTAAGGCAGTGCAGATACCTGTGAAGTTAGATGATACTAACTACACTGAAAAGAAGACACGTGATGGTAAGTTATACAACCTCACATTGAAAGTAAGAATAGCAAACGAATACTGGACATAAGATGCAAGGTGAAGTACAATTAATAGTTACTGTTGGTGCAACAGAGTACATAGATAACGGCCTGTGGACAATTGATCCAAGTTATTTTGTTGGTCAAACAAGTTGGAACATCAACAGCGCAACCGCGATTAGTAACCCTGTACCATCAAATAGCTATTTTACAATAGGGACTATTATTGCGATGGATCCAAGCATAGGAGGTCTTGTTGAAACGTGTGTTGTTACTTCATTTGATTCTTTGACCGGTGATATAACAACAGATGTTGGTCTTGACTTTACAAACCTAAGTCCAATACCAGTTACTGCAACTGCGCGTATAAGTACCTTAGTTGATACCACCACACAAAACTATCTTGACTTATTTGAAAACGAAAGCATATCACAGAATTGGAAGTTTCAAGACCTATCTAACTTCACTGCGCAAGGTGCTTTCACACGTGAGTTCAGAATACCATACAGCGAAAACAATCAACTTGCATTAGGTGCGCTATTTGATGTGAATGTAACTGCAGGTAGTGCTAACTATTTTCACTATAAGTTACCTGCTGAAATACGAGTTGATACGCTACCAATATCTACTGGCTATGTACGTGTGCGCAAAGTGTATCGTACACTTAACCGCATCAATGAAGTTGAGATAGCGTTTTATGCGGAAACACCTGACCTTGTACGCAACATTGGTGAGAAGAAGTTAGCGGATATTGCTGACCTTACCACCTTAGATGAAATAGTACAGTATCAAAATGTAACTAACCCAAGTGCCACACGCATTTGGACTATTTGCGATCGTGGTCAGTTATGGAGTGAAGGCGGTGAGATTAACACACGCTCACTTACTACCAATGCAACACCAGTCTTTAGTGCGGATTTAACCCCTGCGCTTAGTTGGTGGTATCTGTTTGAGCAGATAGTAACTGAAGCAGGTTTTGAATTGGTGGCAGGTACGCTTCAAAATATCATGAGCAACTACTGGATGCCGTGGTTAAATAGTCAAACTATTATAGGTAGTGATTCATTTAACGAGTTGTTTTTTCGTGCATACAATAGTGCGCAGGTAGGCATCAATAACACGTTCACCACTATACCAATCAACACAGAGTTGTTTGATAACAATGGCGATTTCAATACAGGCACTAATACTTACACAGCTCCAGGTGGTGGATGGTATACATTCCGTGCTATCGTAAAATTTACCACAGCATCATCTAATTCATTTGATACTATAATAGCACTATCTGTAAATGGCTCAACTGCATTCAATGAAATGTATGTTGGATCAGTAGCTAATAATAGTTTAGTTGATTGCAATTTGCGCATAGCATTAGAGGCAGGTGATACAGTGCAATTAAAGGTATTGCAGTCTACAATCGCTGCCAATAACGTACTTTATGTAGTAGCAGGTGATGGCACATATAACAGCACTTTGTTTGAAATCAACAAGACAGAGTTCTTTTATGGTCAAAGCATCTATTACAATCTGAATGCACCGGACATGAAGCAGATTGACTTCGTAACCGATGTAATCAAGATGCACAACTGCGCAATAGTACCTGATAGAAGCAAACCAAACGTGCTGTATGTAGTGCCACAAAATAGCTACTTAGGTAGTGGTGATGTATTAGACTGGACAGGTAAACTTGATACATCAAAAGACATCGTGTTGAGTAGCACGGTAGACTTGCAACGTGGTAAGTTTCAATTCAGCTATACAACAGGTGAAGACATCTTTAGTCAGCAGTATAAAAATGTGAATCGCGTCTATGGTGATTATGAGGTAGCAGGTTATACGATTAATCCTGATACAGCACCATCAGACTTTGCCATAGGTGACCAAAAGATTCAACTTGTTACACGCTCACTACCTGCAGGTGTAGTCAATGGTAGTGGTTATGTTATACCGATGTTCTTTGATTCGTCATTGCGTTTTAAAGTACCTGGACCACACTGCTTATTTGAGGCAGGCAGTTATGCTGTTGCCTTGTATAATGACAATACCAGTGCAGTAGTTACTACTAACGTTAGTACGCTTAATCATTATAGCGTAATCAATGCGGATATTGATGATGAGGATTTAAACTTTGCACCTGAAGTACCACCACATACGATTGTCACTAATCCATTTAACAACTTATTCAACACGTACTGGCGAAGCTACATGAATAGCTTGTACAATCCTGATGCGCGAATCATGGAAGCATTCTTTGCGCTTGATTTAAAGGATGTACTCACCTTTAGTTTTAGTGATAAGGTGTGGATACAAGATACATACTGGAGAATACTTGAAATCAATGACTACAAAGTAGGGTTACAGGAAAGCACTAAGGTTACACTGCTCAAATTTTTGGATGATCAGGAAGATTGTTTTAGCACACCTGTATCAGTTAGCATCAATGGTGAAGTAAACTTTGAAGATGCGAATGGTGATCCTGTGGCATCTACTCAAGATTGCTGTGTGCGCTATGGCTATAATTGGGATGAAGTGAATGCGATATGTTGGGCATTTACTCCAACAGGTGATAGACCAAATACACCAACATCAGGCACACCAACTAACCCATCACCACGACCAACTACTGCAGCTTTGCAAAATCGTAGTGTACTAAATTCAGTCATCACAGGTAATGATGTGACCATTGCAACAGGCAACAGCAATATGCTTGCAGTTGGTAACAGATTAGAGTTAGATGCAGCAGTAAGTGGTAGCAATCTACTTGGCAAAAACGTTTACACTAAGTTGCCCGGTATTCACTTAGGTGGAGGATGGAAAAATGGTAATACGTCATCTGCAGAAAAAGGATGGGCACAAAGTGGTGATGTGATACTACACTACAAAGATGCGTGGGTAGATAGCCAAATATATGACTTGTTAGTGGAAGGTGTGACAGCATCGTACATTGAAATACCTGATGATAGTGTATGGTCATGTTTGATGAAGGCTACCATAGTTGATAGTGCTAATAATATCTGCACTGGTCAGTATGTATTTCAGTTAAGCAAGTTTTCAGGTGCAGCGCAAAAGATAGGTGTTATTACATTGGATGAACAGAACGCCACTGCATATACTTTTACTTTTGATATTGACACTGCTACTGATCCAACACAGCATCGTGTAAATTTACAAGTGACAGGTTTAGGCATAGGTACAGATACATTTATAGTTACTGCGTCAATACAATACCAACAAAGCACAATAGCATAATGGATTCAATTAAAAACTCAATGCGCTACATCCAGTTGGGTATAGCACCAAATCAAAAGCACAACTATGCACTACGCAAATGGCAGCGTGTAATGTGGCGTATTACGCTGTATGTATGGCGCACTATCTTGTTTTTTGGACTTATCTATTTACTATCTAAACTTATATACTAATGGCAGAGCCTATCGTTCGGAGTTTTATTATTGATACTGGTGATAGCGAGCAAAAACTGAAAGCATTAGGTGATCAGTTAAAAGCTATTCCAAGTGAAATACCTAAGGATAAAATACCTGATGACCTTGTACCACCTGATGTAATCGAAAAGACAAAATCCTTACGACAACAATTAAAGGAATTACAATTAGAGTTAGCTAATACTGACCCTGATAGTCAAAAATATTTAGAACTTGCAGCGGCAGCGGGTGAGCTTAAGGACAGAATGCAGGATGCTGCGCAAGCAGTAGGTACTCAAGCAGGTGGTGCATTTGAAAGAGTTAGCGGTTCACTTGGACTTGTTACATCCCGTATTACGAGTCTTGACTTTACAGGTGCAGCGGAAGGCGCAAAGCAGTTAGCCGCAAACATTGGTCAGATAAAGCCCGGAGATATTACCAAAGGTATACAGGGTATAGGTACTGCGTTTGCATCAGTTGGTAAAGCCTTACTTACTAACCCTATCTTTTTGATAGGTGCAGCCATTGCCGCTGCTATCGTGTATGCAGATGAGTTGTTGACCTTAGTAGACGGTGTAACCGATGCTGAACTTGAGCAACTTGAAATTCAAAAGCAAAGAGTAACTCAATCAAAAGAACAATTAAGTGCAATAAGTGACCAAGAAAACATCTTGCGTTTGCAGGGCAAGACTGAGAAAGAAATATTACAGTTAAAAGTTGAAGCTGCACAGGCCGCACTTAATGAGCAGAAGATAGTAATTGAAACCACTAAGGCACAACGTAAGGCGCAGTTAGAAGCAGCCGAACGTAATGCAAGCATCTTGACGGGTATCATTACCTTCTTGACTGCACCACTCCAGTTGATACTTGCGCAGCTTGATTTAGTCACGCAAACCGCTAAGGATTTTGGTTTACTAAGTGACGAAACGTTTGCAAAGGTTGGTAACCTACGTAACCGATTCAATGAATCAATTACAAGTTTGGTATTTGACCCCAAGCAGGTAAAGGCAGATGGTGATAAGGCGATAGAAGAACAAGAAAAAATCTACAAGGATTTAGAAAATCAACAGGCAGGTTTTAAGTTAAAGATTAAAGAAATAGATGATAAGGCTGCTGAAGATAAAAAACAAGCGGATGATAAGACTGCTAAAGAACAAAAAGATAGAAACGAAAAAGCATCAAAGGAAAGAAAACAAGCAGCAGAAAAAGAAGCGGCTGACCGTATAAAAGCCGAGAAAGAAGTAAGCGATTTACTTAATCAACTATACGAAGAAAACGTAAAAGAGTTTGAAGCGGCTGAAAAAAAGAAAACAGCAGCGGCTGAAGCGGAAGCAGCTAAACGTAAGAAAGCGGAAGAGGACTACAATGCTGCAATAATTGCATTACGTGCTGAACAGGATGCTGCTAATCTTACACAGAATGAAAAGGATATTATTGCGATTGATAACAAGTATTTAGACCTCAGAGAAAAAGCAATACAGGCAGGTCAAAGTACAGTAGAAATAGACGCTGCATACAAGGCAGCATTAGAACAACAAGAACAAGATTCAGCTGAAAAAAGAAAAGCAAATGAATTTGCGGTACAAGATGCAAAGCTTCAGGCTACATCGGATGCATTAGGCGCAATCAATGGACTCGTAGCTGCATTTGCTAAAGGTGATGAGCGAAGGGCAAAGGCTGCGTTTAAAGTTCAGAAGGCATTGAGTATTGCGCAAGCAACAGTTGATACGTATAAAGCAGCGAATGCAATATTTTATGCAGCATCTGCTAACCCAACAACAGTTCTTTTTCCTGCACAGCCATTCATTGCAGCAGGTGCGGCTATCGCGGCAGGTCTTGCTAACGTAGCCACTATTGCACAACAGCAGTTTCAAGGTGGAGGGCAACCAGGTGGAGGTGGCAATAACGATTCAGTACCAAACCTGCCCGGTGATAGTGGAGGAGGTTCACAGCCTGCGCAGTTCAATCCACTTGCAGCATCCTTCTTAGATCAAAGGCAAGAACAAATAACACCACGTGCCTATGTACTTGCAAGTGATGTTGCCAGTGCAGCAGAAACACGTGAGAACGTTGCAGATTTAGCTCGAATAGGTTAACTTTAAATATAAATTTGAATCATGGAAAAAAGAAAAGTAGTAAAGTGTGTGATTGATGAGGAAGGTCGTTTGGGCATCACGGCAATGGGACTTGTTGATGCACCTGCAATTGAAGAAAATTGGATTGCACTAAGCAAGCAACAGCTAAGTGCAGTCAATGAAGAACGTAGAATGTTATATGGTCCTGCATTAATACCGGATAAAGAGATACTGCGGTATGATGACAAAGGTGAACCGTACTATGTGTACTTTGAAAAGGCAACAGTGCAGGCTATTGCGCATCAGTTTTTCAAAAAGAATCTGCAACACACCACCAATTTGCAACATGAGATACCAGTAACAGGTGTGACTGTTGTTGAATCATGGCTAAAGGAAGGTAAGCAAGATAAATCGATGCAGTTAGGACTGCCCGAACTGCCTGATGGTACTTGGTTTATCGGCACTAAAGTAGATGAAGACCACGTATGGAATGATGTAAAGGAAGGCAAGGTAAAAGGCTACAGCATTGAAGGCTTCTTTAATGAAGTAGGTGTGGCAATGGCAGGTGTTAAAAACTATGAAGCAGAATTGTTGCTTGAGATAGATGGAATATTGAAAAACATCTGATATTTGAAGTGCGTTTTATTCTCTCATAATTTCTGGTTTAAGGTTTTTTAAATTTCAAAGCAAAAAAAAGGGCCAAACGTGGCCCTTCTTTTTTATCTAACCCTCTATCAAATTACAAGACGCAAGCACGGATGTATTCCGCTACGTTCATCTTGTTAGCCTTCGCTGCTTTTTGCACAGCTTTAAATTGTTTTTCCGTCAATCGTGCAGATACTTTATGCACTAATGTTGTTGGTGTTGTTTTCATACTTATCGGTAAATATTTATACGGCTAAGATAAACAAAATGTTGGATGTAACAAAAAGGGGTTTTGTCTACTATACCCAAATATCCAACAAATGTCAAACATTAAAGAACAAATCAAATCCGTTTTCAATAAGTACGGCATTGATCCTTCAACTGTTGGTATCAAGTTCGAAGAGGAAACTACAGCAACAGAAGCACCGGCAACGGAAGTGAAGTTTGCAGTAGAAGGCACTTTGTCTGATGGTACTAAAATCTATTCTACCGCTAATGAGTGGGTAGTAGGTGTAGATATCTACACAATGGATGCTGAAGGTAATCCAGTGCCAGTACCTGCAGGTGAGTACCTGTTAGAAGATGGTGTTACCAAAGTCGTAGTAGGCGAGGATGGTATGGTTGCCGAAATTGAACGTGAAGAACAATCAACTGAAATGAGCAGCGAAGACCTCGTAGCTGTTATCGGTTCATTGTCCGAGCGTATTGCTGTGCTTGAGTCTGAAAAGACGGAATTAGCTGCAGCAGTAGAATCTGCTAAGAAAGATGCGGATGCTGTTAAATCTGAACTTGCTTCAGTTAAAAAAGCACCTGCTGTTCCTTCTGTAAAATCTCAAGAATTTAAGAAAAACGCAGCACCTGTTGCAGCATCGAATGGTACTTCATTCAGTGACTTCATGGCTGAACTGCGTAATAAACAAAGTAAATAATTCACCTCATAATTTAAAATTAGTATGCCAACAACTACTTCTCTCACCACCACCTATGCAGGTGAATTAGCTGGTGAAATCTGTGCGAAAGCACTTCAAGCTAACGTATCAACTCAGTACGTTACGTTTAAACCAAACGTTCCCTACAAATCAGTAGCACGTAAAATTGATGACACTGTTACCTTTGCTGCAGGTACTTGTGACTTTACCCCAACAGGTACAATCACTTTGACTGAGCGTATCTTGACTCTTGAAGAGTTCCAAGTACAACGTCAAATCTGTAAAAAAGACTTCTTCACAGATTGGTCTACGGCTGATGTAATGAGTGGCCGTGTAAATACCCAAATCCAAGATGCTATTATTGAGCGTATGGTAAGCGGTATTGCTGCTAACAACGAAACTATCATGTGGTCAGGTGTTAATGCAACAGCTGGTCAGTACGATGGATTCGAAACTTTGATTACTGCAGGTGGTTCAGGTGCTGTATCTGCAGGTTCAGGTTCAATCACTAGCGGTAACGTTATCGCTACCATTTGGGATGTAATCAACACTGCATCTGTTGGTGTTAAAGGTGCTGCTGAAAAGCCAACACTTTACATGGGCCAAGCTGTATGGGAAGCTTATATGCAAGCTCAAATTGCTGATGGCAACGGATGGTATGCAACGGCAGGGCCAGAAGTACAGAAGCGTTTTGTCGGTATGTACGAAATCGCAGTATGTCCGGGTATGTCTGCTAACACAATCATCTTCGCACAGAAGTCAAATCTGATGCTTGGTACTTGGCAGGAAAATCAATTGAACGAAGTGTTTGTATTGGATATGCAAAACTTGGATGGTTCACAAAATGTACGCTATGGCGCACGTTTCTACCTCGGTGCGCAAATCTGTGTTGGTGAAGATATCACCTACTGGAAATAATAATTAATCAAAAAGGGGTAGTCTACGGATTGCCCCTTTTACAAAAATCTATATAGATATGGCTTGTGATTTAACAAAAGGTTTTACCCTCGGATGCCTTGAAGGTATCGGTGGTGTTAAAGAAATATTGATTGCTAACTACGATGACTTCACTTCAGGTATCACCTATGGTGGTACTAATGGTGAAGTTGACGGATTGCCCACTGCTACTATCTATCGTTACGTTCCTTTCCGTAATTCAGGTTCATATGTTGAAACCGTACAAAAGAATTTGGAAACAGGTACTTTGTTCTTCTCGCAGGAAATCCAATGGACATTCGGTAAGTTGAATCAAGATATGCGTAACGAGTTTTTGAATGTAGCTAAAGCAAAGTTCATTGCATTTGTTCGTACTAATGACGATCAGATATTGCTCGTTGGTGCAGGTGAAGGTTCGCAGTTGACTGCAGGTACTGTACAATCAGGTGCGCAGAAAGCTGATCTAATGGGTTATCAAGTTACTGCAGTTGCTGAAGAGCTTACACCTGCTGTACACCTTGAGCCTTTCACATCAGTACCTTTCGACAACTTCGCAGGTATTACTGTAAGCCCTGCTTACTAAGGATTGTTCCGTTCGTGTGTTATTGTTGTATTGGAAAAAAGGGCAGGTTATATTTGACTTGCCCTTTTTAAATATAAAAGCATGATCTACTTATTCACAAATCAAGCAAATCAACTTGCTTTTCTTAGCTTAGATGAAGCAAGACAATACTTCGCTACACCATTCACGGATTACTTGATAGTACTAACACACGAGGAAAATAGTACTACTGGCACATACCTGGCACAGATTGCTAATATCTTAAGCGAAAGTGTGCGCATAACTCAACTGCAAATAACGACTGTTGGCCTTACCTTAGCGGGAAGATACCGCTATGAAGTATATGGTCAAAATTCAAACAGCAATCTTAATCCGGCAGATGCTTCTGTTGTTGGTTTATGCCAGCGCGGATATGCTGTATTAAATGATAACACCACGTGGTTTGATGTGCCAACTGATACCATAGCAAACGATATAATATATGAACCATAACGAATCAAACATAGTATCATTGAAGCTTAGTGAGTATGTTGCTAAGAGTGATGCTGAAAAATTAGATAGAAAAGGTTGGGTTAATTATGGAGATCAAAACGATTTCCCTCAATACTTGCGTGACCTTGCACATGAATCACCTGTGCATGGTAGTTTGGTAGTTGCTATTGGTGATATGGTAGCAGGTAAGGGTATCAAGTCTGAACAATATCAAGCCGAATTAGATGCATTAGATGTAAACACTTTGACCTATGCCTGTGCGCATGACTTGAAGTTGTTTGGTGGTTTTTTTATTGAAGTAATTTGGAGTAATGACCGCACGGTGATATCAAAGCTAAATGCTATTCCATTTGAAGAGTGCAGAATAGCGGTGAATCAGGATGATGATAGTGAGATAGGAATATTTCATAGCTACGACTGGAGTAACATACGCAAGAAAAAGAACACACCTGAATTTATACCCAAGTACAACTACCTTACACGTAACGAAGAGCCACGCCAAATCTATTGGTGCTTCACATATACAGGCAGTGATGTGTACCCACGTCCTGACTACTGGAGTGCTATTAATTATATTGAGTTAGATAAGCAGATAAGCATATTCCACATCAATCAAATCAGCAATGGTTTGTTCCCATCGACTATTATCAACTTCTACAATGGACAGGCAACACCTGAACAGAAGCAGCAGATGATGATGGACTGGGAAAACAAGATGAGTGGTGCAAGGAATGCAGGTAAGGTAGTGATGTTCTTTAATGAACGTGATCAACCTAAGACTGAAATCACACCATTCCCTGTTAACGATGCAGATAAGCAGTACCAGTTAATGGATACTACTGCTACGCAAAAGATAATCACTGCGCATCGTGTTACTACACCACTGCTATTTGGTATTCGCGAAACATCAGGCTTTGGTAGCAATAAAGATGAAATGGCTACAGGTCTTGAGATATTCAACAAGCAGGTGATTGAGCCATATCAAGAAAAGATAAATACAAGTATCGAAGAGTTGTTGAGCAATCAGTTGCCCGGTGTAACCTTTGAGATTGTACCGAACACACCACTTGCAGTTGAGCAAGCTGAAGCGGTTGTAGATGCAACAGGCACGACAGCGGATGTAGCTGCAACAGCCTTGACTGGTGCGCAGATATCATCGCTTGTTGACATCGTGATGCAGAGTGCAGCAGGTGCAGTACCTGTAACAAGTGCCAAAGCTATTGTTGGTGCTGCCTTCCCGACATTACCACAGGCAACTGTTGATGCAATCTTTGCCGATGTTATGCCGGGTAGCTTACAACCTACGGAGGTAATACAATCTGCTTTTAAAAAAAAAGTAGATGCGGACTTTGATGATAACAAAGTTGCAGATGCATTGATTGCATTAGGTGAAGACCAAGATGAAGACTGGGTATTGATTGATGAGTATGATGTTGATTATGACACGGACGATGAGGATAATGAGCGCATACAATCACACAACTTTGCAACTACCAGCACAGGCACTGCACGACCCAATGCGAAATCTGCACAGGATGAAACGATAGAAGATGTGAAGTTCTATACACGCTATAAATACAACGGTGAAATCCGTGATAACTCGCGTGAGTTTTGCCGTAAAATGATAGCTGCCGATAAGCTTTATCGTAAAGAAGACATCATGCAAATGGGTAAGCAAATAGTCAATGAAGGATGGGGACCACGAGGTGCTGACAGGTATTCGGTTTGGTTGTACAAAGGCGGTGGGGCATGTGGACACGTGTGGCGCAAGATGACCTTTGCAAGTGCTAAAGGATTTGGGTTAGATTTAACTAATCCGAATATCAAAGAAGCATTAGATGTGCGTGTAAAGAAGGCAGGATATAAAGTGCGTAACAATCCAAAGGTAGCTATTGAACCACGCAATATGCCTTATGAAGGTTTCTTACCTGATAATCCAAGATTCGCTAATAAATAACTGAACTATGCCTGAAGTACTACTAATATCAGAGAACTACATAAAGAAGTACACTACTATCAATGGTAGTGTAGACCCTAACCTGCTCTATCCATCTGTGTATCTTGCACAGGATAAGTGGCTACTTCCCTTTTTGGGAACTGATTTGATGAATAAGATTAAAGCAGATGTAGCAGGTGGTACTATTGCAGGTAACTATCAAATACTTTTAGAAGATTACATTCAAAAGTGTTTGCTGTGGTGGGTAATGGTGGATGTAACACCTAACCTATGTTATCGTTTGGACAATGGTACACTTGTACAGCGTCAATCGGAAGATACACAACCGGTATCTGACCTTGTAATGAAGGATATGATAGATCGTGCAAGACAAAATGCAGAGCATTACACCACTTTGCTTGTAGATTACTTATGTGCTAACAGCAGTTTGTTCCCTGAATACTCAACTGCTACATGGCCAGACCGCTCACCTCGTACTGATGTGACCAATACGCTGAATTATCAGTTCAGCAGTGGCAACACTTCAATAAGTTATCGTCCCACATACAGCAGAAATATTCTTAATCGTATACCATGATAGAAAAAAAGACGCTTAAACAAGACTATACTGAAAGGTTACGCAAGTATGAGCGTGATTTATCATTGAAGCTACGTGCTACTGCACAGAAGGAATCGGATAAAACAAAAGTCAAATAATAAACAACTACAACTATGGAAGAGTTACTGCCTAACACTAACGCGGATGTCATCCGTGAATTGATTTTAATTGTCTTTGGTTTGATAGTTCGTGCAATTGAAAAGCGCAAACTAAAAAAAGAAACAGATGCCAAGTAGAAAGATTGAAGATTGTGTTCAGGCATTACAGGTTGCATGGGTAGATGCGTCTAAAGCATTTGCTCAATTGCATCCTGATTTGCCACAGCCATTTTTAACCTGTACACATCGTACGGAAAAAGAACAGTTGGAGCTTTATGCGCAGGGACGTACTAAGCCAGGTCCTAAAGTCACACAACTAAAGAAAGGTAGTAAGCACAATGCCTATCCATCGAAGGCATTTGATATTGCATTTAAAAAAGATGGTAAGTTAGATTGGTCACCTAAGTTATTCAAAGCATTTGCCGACATCATTGAACAGCAGCATCCAGCAGTTGAGTGGGGGGGTAACTGGACATCGTTTAAAGACCTTCCACACTTTCAAGTTTCATAATAATTATTACAATGCATTTCAACTTTGATCCAACTGATGTAGACTTAGCAAGACCCGGTGAGGCTTTTTTAAAGTCAAGTAGTTTCATCATGATGGGAACGATGTTCGAAGGTCTTAATTTGCAAACTATGCACATACCACCTATCTTCTTAGAGTTCGCAAAGTTGCTTGCATACTTAGGTGCAAGTGTGGCCTTTTTTAAGTTTATGATAAAGCTAATGGTCAAACCGAAAGATACAGTTGAATGATTGTATTCATCATAGGAATGATAATAGCATCTATTGCTATTTTGATTGTTGAGTTACGGCAGTTTGATGAAGAGATGCGTGCGGGTTATGACCGCATAATGAAAAGCATTGAAAGCACATTTGATTCGGTAAAAACATTTTTCACGGTTACATTGATAGATAGTATTTCATCTGCATTTAGTTCAGATGATAGTGATGATATCGACTTAGACGAAACAAATACCGACGTGTAATGACTAACTACAATCACATCTACGAAGCAATCCACGCAGCTACCGGTGGACAAATGAAAAGGGTACTGCAGGCAATCAATGATTTTGGGTTAAGCTGCCAACCATCCACATTGCAGCGCAATTACCAAAGATGGGCACAGGTGAAGAAGTTAAAAGATGATGCAGCACCTAAACCTGCAAGTACTTTGAACAAGTTGCAAGTTAACTTGAATGAGTTTGAGCACATAGTTAATGAGTTAGCACCTGAACTAAACACCTTTGACCTGCCACCTTCGCAGGAGAGTAACTACCAACCTTACAAGTTACCGATAAATCACAATAACATTCTTATAATCGGTGATATTCACGTACCATACCACAACATACCAGCACTTACACTTGCGTTGAAATATGGCCTTGAAAATGGCGTAAATACAATACTGCTAAATGGTGATATAATCGACTTCTATGCTATCAGTCGTTTTGAAAAAGACCCACGCAAAAGAAACTTTGGGCATGAAGTGTTGATGACACGGCAATTTCTTACCACACTACGCAAGCTATTTCCAGATGCTGCGATTTATTACAAGTGTGGTAATCACGATATACGATATGATCACTACATTATGCGCAATGCACCTGACTTGTTGGGTATGGATGAATTTTCATTCACGAGTTTGATGAAGTTGGATGAATTAAATATTGAATTTATACCGGATAAGCAGGTAATACACGCAGGTAAGTTGACAATACTGCATGGACATGAGTTAGGAGCATCGGTATTTAGTCCTGTGAACATCGCACGTGGTCTGTTTTTACGTGCAAAAGACAATGCTTTGTGTGGTCATCATCACCAGGCAAGTGAACATACTGAACCTAACATCAATGGTAAGCTCACAACGTGTTGGAGTGTGGCGTGTTTGTGCGAGTTGCATCCTGATTACCTGCCCATCAATAAGCACCATCATGGCTTTGCTCATGTAAAGGTGATGGATACAGGTGAATTTGAGGTGAGCAATTACCGCATAGTGAATGGTAAAATTCGATAAACAAAAAGCCTCCACGTTTGGAGGCTCTTTGAATCATCAATAACATAACACATTTATGACACTTTAACCTTGCAAATATAGCACGATGAAACGCAAGCAACATCCTAAAGTTATTCAAAGAAAGTTAGGCAGGGAAAAAGCTGATGGTTTGTACTGCGATAATCTGATTGAGATAGATCCAACGTTGCCACCTATGCGGTATCTGATTGTGTTAGTGCATGAATACTTGCACCATATACAACCGGAATGGAGTGAGGAGAAGGTGGATGCAGAAGGTGAAGCACTGGGTAGGTTTCTTTGGAAGCAAGGCTATCGCAAGGTGTCACAATAATTCGAAGATTTTTGATATCACAAGTTCATAATAAACTTACGATAGGCAGGTTCATCCATTGCAGTGTATTCATCCAATGGTCTGCTCAAATCGTGTACATGGAATGTTGTAAGGTCATCTGTATGAAGAACAAAGTATGCAGGTACACCTAATGCTTTTGATGCAGTTGTTAATACTTCACGCTGCATACCACTTCGCTTCCACACATAAGGCTTTGAGTTAATTAAATGTGCTTCATCTTTAAACTTAGCGGTAGTATCTATTAGTGCCACTATACCCCTATCGCTTCTAAACTCTACATGGTCTATATCAGTACGGAAGTATTCTGAACCTAATGTATGATGCCACTTAGTGTAATCATCACCATAATGTTTTATGGTACGCACACCATCTTTTTTTGCAAATATCCAGTCTAATATATCCTGATTCATAGTTCTAACCCTTCAACTATATCGCACATCTGTTCATATAAGTTGGCTACTGCTTCTGCAGTCTTTTCATCATACTCATTCCACTTATCAGTTTTGCGCATCAGGTTCATGATGTCGCTTAGCGCATCCTTGTACCGGGCAGCGTTTAGTGTGTACTCATATTCGTACTGATCATCGGGAAGGTTAAAGGTCAGTGTTGCTTTCATCTTGTATTGTTGCGTTTGGTAATCCTGCTTTGCAATCTGTGTAGCCATCGTTGTAGGCATCATGGATATTTATCATTTCATTTTGCTGTGCAATGTTAAGGAATGCATCCAGTTCTACCCATGAGATATGGACTGCTGCACCTTGAAATCGTCTACGCAGTGTTTTGCTTAGTTTGCGGATTGCTGTTTCTTTCTTTTGTTCACTCATAAATATTTGATTTCTTTAGTTAGTGTGTACAGTTCTTTGTTGACTGATTTTATTTTGTGATGCAGGTTATCTTTAAGGTAGGTAGTCTTAGCCTTTGCAAACATGGTGAGTAGGTTAATTCGTTCTACTCTCAGTTCGTCTACCGATCGTAGCTTCTTTTGTCCCATTCAATTTTAGTATTTCGTTTTTCACGTGTTGATAGTAGGCAAGTACAGAGTAGTATTCACCTGTTCCATCAAAGTCTTGCATCACATCGGTAGGTGCATTGCTCATAGCTTCCATTACGCAATAGAGTGCAGCATTGATAGCGCGAAGGTGTGTATGTACTAACTCACCTGATTGCTCATTAGCTTCAATGATATCAAAATAGTTCGAGTACAGTTGCCATGCCTTTTCCTTTGCTTTCATCTTTGAGTTTGTTTAGTAGTTCTATAACCTGGTCTTTGTTGTAGTAGTGCTGCATTGAATTGCGCACGTGGTCTTTGAGTTGGTCGATGGTCATTTATTACCTCCATTTTCTAAAAAAATATACATCTCATTTGCTAATTCCATGACATCATAATATGTCATACGACCTGATGCACATTGTGCTGTTACTATTTCAGTTGCCATTTGCAGTGCCCTTTGTCTGTTATTTATCTGTTCGCTCATTGTTCTGTAAAATTTGGAAGGTTTTTTCCCGTTGAATAAAAATATAATTGGTTCAACTCATCCATGTATTTGACATATTTATACATTGAAAATAAATGACCACCTTCTTGTTTATGCCTAAGGACAGCTCTCGGAGTCCATCCAAACTCAAACCCGATGTTATCATACCAATATACTCTATCGGTTTCTGATGCTCTAAATCCGTAATCAAGAAGGGTTGCTTTGTTAATTGGTATTCTACTCATAGTGCTTTGCATTTAGGTGCTTTATAACTTAAAGATTCGGGTTTTCCGAAATAGTAGTATACTTGTCGTATTGTCCTATCATTAGAACGCAATCTTATCAAACCACATATTTGGCATTCAGACTTTCCATCATTGTGGTGATATTCCAATTGATGAGGATTAGCCCATTTGTGTCTCATAGTGCTAAGGTATTAAGGTATTCGCGCCACATTGGTACACGCTCCTGAAGCTTTGCGATTGCTTCCGCATCAAACTCAACAACCTTCTCATGTATGCGTTCAGCAATGGGTATATCAAATGCCCATTCATCACGTGGTGTTTCAAGGTTAGCATCCGGGTATTCGCGCATAAATCGTGGCATATCATAAATCATATTACGTTCAATGCTCTGTGCCTTCTTTAAGAATACAGGGTCGCCTTGCGGATCAATAAGATTTAACCTGCGAGATAGTCGGTACTTCTCATCATTAATCATTTCAATTGGTGCGCTAACAAGTACATAGCAGAATGTTGCACGTGGTGCGCCTGTTAGCCAACAATACGCCTGACCTTGCCAGTAGTATTCTTTACTGATATCATTCTGCTTCGCATCCATAAAGGTGTGTATGTCCCAACTTGATTTGATATCCGGTACGTTCACCACTAATCCTGTTTCATCATCTTTGATAAGCAAATCAGGTGTGCCTTTGATATACTCATTAGTAAACATCTCTTCATTCTTAAAGACTATTTCACCGCGATGTCTACGCCACATATCTATGGCATCATTCTCAACTGCTAAACCTTTCTCGATATACTTATTGGATATCTCTTTATAGCGGTTGTACTTCTGCTGTATGTAGACTTCCAGTAGTGCGCTCTTAGTCGTTTCGGATAGACCTGATTTGGTACGTGCATCGGTCATTAGCTTACCAAGCTGCGATGCTCTAAATAGTGTGTTGTTCATGTGTGTGTTATTGATGGGGTAAAAATAGTACATAGGGATATACTGTCCCCATGTACTACAAATTTTAACATTTATTCGATACCATACATGGCTTTCTTTTCCTGTAGTTCCTGCCCAACTTCCGCTAATACTTCAGGACTGCAAGCCTTCATGATTTTACTTAGCTGCTGGATGTCTGTTGCCTGTTGGATCAATTCGCGTACATACGCTACATCCTGTTCATGTCCACGACCTAATGCACCTTTTAACTTGAAAGGCTTATACGTATCCTTATTCCGCCTATTTAGATCACGTCCGAACACCTTACCAAACGATAGTGCAGCGTTTTTTAAGCACTCTGCTTTGAGTTTAGGAAAGGCAAGGTCTAATGCATTGGCTTTTTTGTTATCGGGGTTTAATGCCCATCTATTACGGTCACTGCCTGTGACGTTATCAGGTACTTTATCTACCATTATGATAACTGAAGCAGCACCTGTTCTCCTTAATTCGTATCCGGAAATAGGATGAATTACTACCAATTCTATTGATGCCTGTACTTCATTGGCAATAACTGCCCATTTGAAGTTCTCTGTTTTCCATTGACCAAAGAATAATTCATCTAAGGTCATTTCGACGTGGCTAACTACCAGTGTACGTGCTTTCTTATCCGGTGTGGATTCGATGCCTAATTCATCAGGCTCTGCATTTAGCATCTGCTGAAATTTCTGCAGTGCTTCTAAGTTGTCTTTGTGGAACATAGTGTATTGTGTTATTGATTAGTACTTAGAAAGGCAATCGTTTATCTCTTGGCAGTAGCTAAGGATTGCGAAAATAATAATAGCTGCGATAACGTAGCGGATGATAGTGCTTGTATTTTTCATGTGATTAAGTGTTATTGATATTGACAAATGTAATGTAAATAGTTACATAACAATGTTAAAATTTGTTAAAATTCAGTAATGACAATGGTTACATGGGGTCAATTAGTCCCTATATAAGCACAAATATTTGAAGATTTGTGACACCTATGCCCACGAATAGCTGCCGTAATTCGGGAAAAGTTCGAAATACATCCGCATCATTATGGCATCTGCATAGTCTGGACTCTTACCGTGCATCCGGGCAATCTCATCTTTACTGATCACGGCTAACTTTCCATCTGCTTCAGGTTGCCTACGTCTAATCATGTCCAGTTCTTGAATGATCACATCACGGAAGCGATCAACTTTAAACACAACCTTGTTCTGTTCGATGAGTTCGGCCAACTTGAAGTAGCATTCTGCTTTTTGGTTGGTGTACCGGTCAGGCATTTTTGCTCTACCTCCATTGAGAAAACCACGGCACTTTAAAGTATCTACTACCCCACCTCCAACACCATCTTCATCA